GCTGCAGAATCTGCAGAATACCCATAGAGAGTGGTGGGTGTAGTAACGGCAGAAACTACACCAATCTTATGTATTTGCGCACCGCTGAGGCCAGAAACAACTCGGGAGTTGATTGTGGGCCCAAAGGCCGTATGCCCCGGAATCCAAGAGTAAGCAGACCAAGTAAGTCCACCATCACTAGACGACTTGATTCTTAGGTCTTGGTGAGTGGCATCTCGGGCATTAATTGTCCAGCTTACGGTAACATCTGTACCTGATTTAACCAGTTGTACATTTGTAGCCGCAGCAGGGGTTGTCCAAACGTCATTTGGAGGATATGTCCAAGCCGAAACACCGGCGGCATTAACAGAGCGAATACGCCAGTCATAAACATCATTAGCTATGGTACTCGTATCTGACCAAGCTCTGGCCGATCCTGACACAGTAGCTATAATGGGATAATCTGTAGTACCACTACCCTTGCGATATCGCCCAATCTCAAAAGAATCGATGGGAGCGGTACTAGTAGAAGTAGCCGACCAAGTAGCATCATGTCGTGTATCTGATACCCGAGCGAAGTTAAAGGCTGAAGGAGCAGCTGGAAGGTTTACAACCTTTGCCGGAATAGTTACATCGAAATTGAGCGAGGCAACATTGGAAGAGCCGACATACTCAACACCTCGAAGAGTAAAGGCAAGACTCTTGCTCTGAGTACCGCTAGTAAGCGTAACTGCTTGACTAAAGGTGTGGAGAGACTGTGCACCATCAGTAGCTACGTTAATATTCTTCGAGGATGATCCAGCCGCGATGAGTGTTCCACCCCAGGTAAAAGTGTTATTACTATCACTAAGGCCATACCGAACTTCAATATACACCGTACCAGTAACGGTAATGGAGGTCTGCCCCGCAGAGGGGGTGGGAACAGTGTAATCACACCGCAAGCGCATTCTTGCTGTAGTGGTACTATTAGGTACCCATGCACCGTAAACAGTTGTCATGATTAAACTCCCGATCCAACTGGGTCATTGCCGAATTGATGAGCTTCCAAGCCCAGTTGATTAATCCAGTCAAAGAATCTACTTGCCGACTCTGCAACATCTGGAGGCATCGGAATGGTGATATTCTGGTTAACGGGGGGCGGCTGAGTGGGTGGAGTGGTTGCCTCCTTGTTTTGCAATGAGGCCATTAGCGATCCTCGTTCAACAAGCGCGGGATCTGCAGCAATAGTATAAGCTCCAGTCATGGCCGCCAATTGATCCTGGTAGCCCTGAACCGCCCGAACATTACTAGCCAGGCTCTTGATATCATCATTAAGCCCCTCGGTAAAGCCGAAACCTACATTAGTGCCAACCTCAGAGATACCGTTGCCAAGGTTTTGAACTGCCTTAACCTGGCCTCTCATACGTCTGGTTTCTTCATCGATCGTATCCGTAATCGCCCACATGGCATACTCGATGTAGGAGGGTGAATGAATACCGAGACCATCTTTAAAGCCTGCCCAGAGACCTGCAGCGAAGTCGCGTACGGCATTAAAGGCTCCGGTAATGGCACCCTTGATAGCTCCTACAACCCTGTCAAAAATACCTCGGGCAAGATCGGGCAGCCCAGTAATTTTGTCTCGAATTCCGTTGTAGATGCCGGTGGCAATCTCAATAGCCCTAGCCTTGGCTTCATTCATCTTGTTGACGATGTTATTATAGGTGGTAACAAAGAAGCTAAGTACCTTGCCCGGTAGTTGCTGAATCCAATTAACGATGCCATTGTAAAGGTTAATTGCCAAGCTGATAGCCTGAGCAACAGCCCTTGACAGCCAGCTTGTAATATTGTTGTATACCATTGTAAAGAAGGCAACAACTCGACCAGGTAGCTGCTGAATCCAGTTAACAATACCATTGTAAAGCTGAATGATGAGGATAACGGCCTGTACCGCAGCGTTAGTAAGCCAAGTACTTACGGCATTGTAAATCCCCGTAAAGAACTCAACTACTCGACCGGGCAGCTTGGCAAACCAATCGACAACAATGTCATAAGTAGAAGTTGCCCAAGCGATAAGGGCAGTAGCAACGTCAATGGCCCATCTTACCAAGGTGCCAAGGATAAAGCCAATCCAGTAGCCGATCATTCCAGGCAAAGCCGCGAAGAAGGCCACAATCTTACCCGGTAGCTCTGAGAAGAAGGTCACTATCGAGGTGATGAGAGTGGTAACAGCAGTACCAATGGCGATACCGAGATTAGTCCAGAAGGTAACGAGCCAGTTCCAGAGGCCAGTAAAGAAGGCACCAATGCGAGCAGGCAGTGTAGCAAAGAAGAGAATAATGGCTTCCCATGCCGCAGTTACACCGGCCTTAATAGCCTTCCACACCCCAGCAAACCAGGCGGGCAGCCCAAGAATCCAGTTCCAAACGGCAAGGGCGGCAGACTTGATAACCTCCCAAACGGCGATCCAGAAATTGCGGAATCCTTCAACATTGTTCCATAGCCAGATAAATGCGGCAATGAGAGCAACGATGCCGATGATAATCCACGTAATGGGGTTAGCAAGGAAGGCGAGGTTAACGCCGATCATAGCCACCTTAACCGCAGCAAGCCCAGTCTTAAGAGCGGACAAAGCTGGGCCAATCCTCATGATCAAGCCAATTAGCTGTAGTACACTACCGGCAAAGAGGCCCAGTGATCCGATGATCAGCATAGCCGCGGTTACAAAGAGACCGAAGTAAAGAATGCCCTTTTGTACACCCTCTGGTAGGCTGGTAAAAGCTTGAATGGCAGAAGTAATTGCCTGCACGATAGAGCGAGCAAAGCTTTGGAAACTGCTGCCAGAGCTAATAACCATGGTATCGATATTGCCCCTGAGGATTTCAATATCTCCAGAGAGGTTATCAAGACGCTTGTTAGCGACTTCCATAGCAGTTGTTGAGCCAATGGCTTCAGCCATCTCCTCAAAGCCGGCAGCACCCTCCTTCGTCAAGGCAGTCACCGTAGACAGCGCTCGAGTCTGGAAGATTGACTTCATGGCATTAATTCGCTGCTCGTCAGTTAAGCCGGCAGTAGCTTCCTGCAGAATCTGGAATACCTCAGAAAGAGACTTGGCTGAGCCGTCAGCGTTGAAGAACTTATTGGAGCCATCCTCGGTGATGATGCCGAGGTCCTTAAGTGTAGTTTGTGCCTTCTTCGTGCTACCCGTAAGAGAGGTAAGAGTTTGGCGCAATGAGGTACCAGCAGTGGAGCCCTTAATGCCATACTTACCAAGCAAGGCCAGGGCCGTGTTGACATCGTCAAAGTCCATGCCAAGAGCGGATGCAACACCACCCACATACTTGAACGATACGCCTAGGTCTGCAACCTCAATGATCGATGCATTAGCGGCACCAGCAAGCTTATCCGCAACACCGACCGCCTGATCTGCGCCCAGACCAAAGGTCTGAACTGCGGACATGAGGATATTGGACGCGGTGTCAAGTGGAATATCGGCAGCGGCACCAAGGTTAGCAACCGCCTCGCCAATCCCATCGATGATCCCTCGAGCATCCACACCCGACTTACCGAGCTCGACAAAGGACTCAGCGATTTGGTCAGCTGAGAAGATCGTGTCAGCACCAAGCTGAAGAGCCTTCTCACTGATAGCTTCATACTCAGCTTGAGTGGCATTGGAAACTGCGCTGAAGAAGTCTAGCTTGCGCTCAAACTCACCGGCCTTGGTAGTTGCATAGACAAAGCCTCCGGCCATCAGGGTGGCAGCACCCAGAATGCCCAAGCTAACAGAGGAAATGGCCCCGCCACCGGTTTGCAGAGCCGTAACAGTACCTACGTGTTCTTTTCTAACTTTGGTGTAAGAAGCCAGTGCCTGCTTGATATCCAGGACCATCTGGCCCCTGATCGTACCGAGTTCGCTCACAGGCCACCTCCTTAGGGAGGACGTTATTTAACTAAACAATGCGGCGGGATCAGCAAATTGCTGCTTCTGTTCTGCTTCTCCCAAATATTTTGCCAACACGCGTCGGCGGGCGGAGATGATATTCCCCTCGCCCTTTTGTCTCTTGTGGCCGGCCTTCTCAAGCTCGTTCTGGATGGTGGCTCCTACAAACCAAACTGCCTGATCTAGGCAGTAGGCTTCATAGGAACCCGGCACCAAACCGATAATACTACTCGGTGCTTGAAACGTTGCCTCGGCCTGCTTGGCCAGCATCCATACTTGCCTGATATTCGCTACGAAATCGCTCAAGGTTGCGGGCGCCTCCAGTGACCCACTGGAAGAGGAAGAGCTTGTCCTCATCGGGAAGCTCATCCACGTAAAGTCGATCATCCTGGCGGTCAGCTTCATCCTCAGGAACGGGATAGAGCGGAGGCTCAATGATGGTCTTCAGTGCAACCTGGTCATTGAGCGCCATCATGTCAGCAAGCTGCTGGGGGTCAAGCTGCCCATCCTTCATGATGTCTTCTTCAGTGATCCTCTTGCCCTTATCCATCGCATCCTGAACAATGCTCATCAGCGAGTTGGGAATCGTGCCTGCGTTGAGAAACACACGCAAACCCCCCGGGTTCTTTACCCTAACAGTAAAGCCCGAGGGGAGTTCGACGATGCCGCCGATGCGTTGCTTGAAGTCGCCGATGTTGCTGATCTGGCGATTGGTTGCAGTCTTGGTGGCCTTAGCCATTTCGGTCCTCCTGGGGATCTTTGTTTTGGTGTTCGTTGAGCAAGTCATCAGGTGATGGCGCGTGCAATGTCGTACGAATACCCCTAAAGGGTATATCGTACGAATCACATCACGCAATAACCCCGATACCCTGCATGATTCTTGCGGCTGCGTTCTCGTTCTTAGTTAGAATCACGTAATTGCAGTGGCCGTCTCATTGTGGTCGAAGACGTAGAGCTCGTCAGTGGTCTCATCGCCATAACCCTTACCAGAGGCGGCGGTCAGCAAGAAGGAGCCATTTGCCATCTCGCCCTCAAGGTCACCATCAGCCTTGCAACGGAAAACCTTAGCATGGAAGTCGCCACCATTATCGGAGATAGCACGACCCTCAACGTTGAAGTAGGGGCGAGCATCAGTCGTCTTCTTGGTATACGTCTTCTTGGCGTTGGGTGAAACACCGGAGGTTGCATTAGTGCCACCAGAGAGAACCTTCCAGACGGCCAGTGAAATACCACCGCCCTCGAGT